TGCTTGTGTCAACGTGCTTGTTAAACCAAGGAATAGGAGTTGACTTAGGAGCACTGGCCTGATACTTGATGCCAATCTCTTTTAGTGCGCTAACTGCGGTGTAGTCTACAAAGTCACGAAGGATGTTTGCATTCAACCCGATTACTGGACCCATCTTAAACAAGTATGTAGCCCAATCTTTTTCTTCACGAATAACATCCATATATAGTGCATATACTTCTTGTTCACATTCTATTTTGGCAGCGGCAAAGCGTGGGTCTTCTTTAACCACTTGATTGATCAAATAAGCTGTCCAACCTTTATGCAGTAGTTCGTCTTGTAAGATCAACTGTATAATGTTACCATTGCCCATAAAGATTTTGTTTTCTACCATTGCTAAACTTGTAGCAAACGATACCATGAAGCGGAACGCTTCTAAAGCATAGCTGGCATGTAGCGCCATGTAGATTGCTTTGATGTGTTCTTTCTCATTAACTGATCCGTCCATTTCTTTCATACAGTTAATTCGATGTAACCTTTCGTAGTGTTCTCCAACACTCGATGCCATGTCTACAATTTCTTTAGTGTCGTGGATAGTGTTGAACACATCCTTTGGTACGTTATAGATGTTACGAATAATATGGCTGTAGCTCTTTGAGTGAATGTTAGTTTCAAAGAATGTCCAGTTATATATCAATGCTTCTAGTTCAGGCAATGATACCACAGGCATAAAGATTTGGCTTGGGCCGCGTCCTTGTAAACTATCTAATGCTGTTTGACGTAGCAAGTTACTGGTGAAGATGTGTTTAACAGCATCACTAGCATCTTTGAAGTCGTTACTATCTTTAGTAAGACTAATCTCTTCTGGTTGCCAAAAGAAGCCACGTGCAGTTGCTTCAAAGTCTGCAATCTTCTTGTACTTAACTTCTTCAAAACGTTGAATAGTAACTGGGCCAGCTGGGTCCAGAAACATCTTACGATTAAGATAGTCTGTCTTTGTGTTTAAGTTATATTGTTGTTTGCTCATTTAATATTTTCCTGATGCAAGTACTATCTTGCAAATGTGTTCTAGTCTTTCTATGTGTTCGTATGCTCGCCATGGACTTGTGTCAATAGCAACCACCCCGTGTCCTTTGATGCCTACAATATCGTAAGCAATATTTCCGTCTTTATCTAGCTGTAAATTCTCATGACAACGATCAGCAAGTTCTTGACTAATCGGAGCCACATCTCCTACATTAGGTGCTACCTTAGTATATCGATTGAGTTCTGGAAAAGACTCACTGATAGTACTAAGTTCAATACCGGCATGCATGGCCGCAATACAGTAGGTCGGGTGTACATGGACTACAACACGGACCTCACCTGTATGCTGACCCATTTCTTTTTGCAATCCAAAGTGTAACGGAAGTTCTCCACTAGGCTTTAGGTTCTTACTAATCTCAGTGTAGTCTAGTTCTACACTAGCATGATACCTAGTCGGTGGCTGATCGTAGTAGCCTGTTTCAATACCAATCTTCTTGAACTGATCAGGCTGTAGTGTTTGTTTACGTACACCGCTGGGCGTGATGTAAAAGTGATCACGGTCATGATGTCGTATGCTGACATTACCATCACGACTAGTGATCCAGTTACGCTTATAAGCGTCTACCATTATGTCACAGATTGTTTCTAACATTATAGTTTACAGGCTTCGCAGTCTTCTTCTTCAAAGTCAACTTCAACATAAGTTTGTGCAACACTCTGTACAAGTTCCTCTTTGGCCTTACTACCTGCTTTATTGATTAGGCTGTAGTAGAATGTTTTCAATCCCCAATAGTGAGCTTGCATTAGATTTTTTGCAATCAATGTGGTTGGCACCTTACGATCTGCAAAGTGTGCAGGATTGTAAAATGTGTTAGTACTAATACTTTGATCAACGTATGCGGCCAGTACTGCGGCAGTTTTTAAATAACCGTCACAGTCCTTTTGATCCCACATCATTTGATATTTGCTCTTGAGTTTATGATACTCAGGGACAACTTGGACAAAGGAACCTGCTTTGCTTTCCTTAACTGAAATAAGCGACATAGGCATTTCAATGCCATTAGTGCTATTAATAACAACACTAGAACTTTCAACAGGGGCAATAGCCATAAGTGTAGCATTTCTAACTCCATGCAATTTCATATTAACTCGTAATGTTTCCCAATCTAGTTCAGGTGTAAAGTCAGCAAGTTCGTTTGATCCTTTGGCACGTGTCTCCCAAGGAAAGATGCCTTGTCCGTAGCGTGTCTTCTCACTATGTAAGCAAGCGCCACGTTCTTTGGCTAGTTCAACTGTTGCTTCTGTTAGATAATAGGCCTGATGTTCCATCCATGCCTTAACATCTTGTAAGGCATCTTTCTCCCCGTACTTCATGCCACGTTTAGCATGCCAATAGGCCAAGTTAGTAACGCCGATACCCAATGGCTGAATCTCATCATTGCTTAGTTTACTCTGTATACTTAAGAAGTCTTGATAGTCAAGTATGTTGCATAGACTACGTTGTAAAATGCGGCAAGCACGGCGCATGTCTTCCGGATTCCGGAATGCTCCCCAGTTGATAGATCCTAATGTACATAACGCTATGCGACCTTCAGCGTCATCTAGACGTTTGAAAGATTTTGTGGGCAGTAGGATTTCACAACATAAGTTACTTTGATAGATAGTATGGTACTCTGGGTCGAACGGACCCTGGTTCATCACATTGTCAATGAACACTAGATAGATACGTCCTGTATCAGTACGTTCTTTCAGTATGCCTGACTTGAATACTTCTTCGGCTGACATTGTCTTTGTACGCAAATCTTTACGCTTTTCGTACTTGACATACAGCTCTTCAAAACGTTCAGTGTTTTTATAAAATGCTTCATACAAGTCAGGAACTTCGTTTGGATCAAAGAAAGTTATGTTTTCTTTGTTCTTAAATCTTCTCCAGAAGAAGGCACTAAGCACAACCCCATAATCCATATGACGGACTCGGGTTTCTTCTGTTCCTTGGTTGTTCTTAAGCACAATAAGGTCATCAAACTGATGATGCCAAATAGGATAGAATACAGTAGCACTAGCATTACGAATGCCTCCTTGACTGCAACTACGTAGGTCTCCAAACCATTTCTTTAAAAAAGGTATCATACCTGTGTGCATGATCTCCCCACCTCTGATGGGACTACCTAATGGACGTAAGCGACCAATCTCCAAACCAATACCTGCACGTTTGCTAGCATACTTGGCCATCATCTCACCTGAAGCAAAGATGCTGTCTAGGTCGTCGTCTGATCTGATGAGGACGCAACTTGAGAACTGCTTGGTAGGAGTCCCCAGGCCAGCAAGTACAGGAGTAGCGAGAGTAAATAGACCGTCTGAAGCTGCCTGATAATATTCTTTGATAAATCGCATACGAGCTGTGTTAGGTTCTTCTTTGTGGAAGACTGTAGCGGCTGCGACAATGTAACGTACTTGAGGTGTTTCATAAATTTCCTTTGTGGCGCGATTACGCACTAGGTACTTTTCGATTAGTTGTTCAATGCTGGCGTATCCATACTCTTCATCTTTCTCATGATCCAGCATGTCATCCATTTTATTCCAATCTTCTTGTGTATACCATGTTAGTAGTTCTTGAGTATACAATCCGGTAGCCACATTCTTTTTAACTATTTCATAAAGGTGAGGAGGCTCATAACTGCCATAGACATCTTTACGTAGCATCGACAGTCGTTGTTTGCCTGCTACATATTGATAGTTGGTGTGTCCAATATCGGGATTTGATTCTACATCGATTAGGTCCACAATAGCACGTAGAGTTATTTCGTCAATCTCTTGTGTTGTGATACCGTCATAAAAATGTGGCTGGGCTTTGATTTCGATCATACTCTGACTTACGTCAGCTATACCGCTACAAACCTTTGCAATCTGTGTCTGCCATTTTTCTATTGTTAGTGGCTCTTTTAGGCCACTTCGTTTTGTTACTGTTATTGTTGTCATTAGTCTCTCTTGCAAAGTGTTGAATATTTAGTGTGTTGTCGGAAGCTCTATGATCTTTTGTATATGTATACTTTTTGGAACTTGGGTTATATGCACACTTTTTTCTAAGTCAACACCTAGCACACTATCGTTGATAATACACATATAATACAGTCTTGATTGACTTTTGTCAATGCCTACTTTGAATACAGGTTGCCAATCTATAAACCGATCAGTTAATTGTAACGTGTATACAATGGCTAATGTTCGAGTGTATTCACAATAGGCATTCTCTTCAATCATCTGCCAAGGGCCAGGCCAGGTGGCGAGATCATACGGATCTATGTTGCGACTAGTTTCGGGAGCTTGGTTCCAAAAGTCTATTGCAGACTGTATTGGATTAGGGTCGTTAGATAATGCTACTCTAAAGTCGTGCCATGCTCTGAGACGATCTTCAAACTTTTTATCAAACATTGGTTAACTTAATATTTCGTACCAATAATTAATATAACCAGATTCAATACCTGTACTGTTTGAATATTTTATATAAACAGTTTCTGCATTGCCGTCTCCAACTGTTGCAGGCAATACTGGCTGGTCTTGTAGTGTTGCAGTAAATGATAGACTTTCAAATCTTGCAGGATTACCTGTGATATCATACTCGTCAGTTAGTTTTACAGCATTATTAAATTTGTCAACAGTGATGTATAGTGTACCTTGACGTACTACCATAGTACTCTGACTACGATAGATATAGTGCAAATTAATTCTTGAACTAACGTTGCCTGGTAAACGAGCAAACGTACTGTTAATTGCACTGGCTTGGACTAACACCTGTAAATTGTATTTGTGATTACTATGAGCTACACCACTAATTTCGCTAATGTATCTATAATCACGGAATCCTGTTTTGTTAGTTAATTCTTCACTACGTTGGAAATAATCGTTATCACTAACGTTACTTCCTTGTCCAAAATGTATTACGCTATATGCGGCTGTTGAACTATTGCCGCCATCGTTGCCTACTTTAAAGTATTTGTTACCTTGTGATAGGTTATTTCTTCCGGCAACAATATTAATCCCATGTTCGTTAATTAAATCAAAGCGTGAATTTAAAAACGAATTGCTTCGTGGACCTTCTTGTTGGCCAGGTGCGTATTGATCGATAGATTGACCAAACAGTACGCCTTGACCTAAATTATAAAATAAACAATTGTCAAAAGTATTTGATATAATGTCAAAGGTACTGTTAACGGCATAGCTGGCATTAACAAAATCACAATTGATAAACATATTATCTTTACTAGTGATTACTCCGCTAGTTGCACGTAACTGAACACATGAATCTGCTTCAACTTTAGTACTGTCTATTAGATCAAATGAGCTTTGAAATTTAACATTGTTAAAATTTGAATCTGTTGTAGAATCTAAAATCATAACAGGAGCCAGTGACTGCGTACTTCTCAATGTCATGCCGCTAACTTCTATAAATTTTGGTTGGTTTGAATTGGTCATGTTAACTAGAGTAACATATCCCACAACACCAACAGTTGGACTACCAACTGTTTGAAATACAGGGGCATTGGCAGTTTGCACAATAACTGTTTTATCCTTGCCCGCGCCTCTTAATACAGCAAATGGAGGAACTTTTATACTTGCACTAATTTTGTAAATCCCGGGCTCGATGTTTATTATAATTCTATTTGATTCAGAAACATGCTCACCTGCTGGAACACCTTTAATGTACAGCTCATCAATTGCACGTTGCAAAGCCGCAGTATCGTCATTGGTAAATGTGTATATATCTGTTGATACATTATAAGAGCCGCCACCAATTGCTCCAAAACTTCTAGTGCTAACTGTGTCATCTAGACGCTGTTGGAATGTACGTTGAACAGGAGTACCAGCAGTGGGACCTGTTTGAATAGTTCCTAGTGTACGTTTGTACTCATACTGTAATGCTAGGTCAAGAATGTTATCATGCTCAGTAAGAATCTTAGTATTGCCTACATAGGGCGATCCTTCTTGTATTGATCCGTTACCGATGAACAGTTCTTGACTATCGATAGCCCAGCCCATCTCTCCGCTGGCTAACTGCGGAACACTTGTTCCTGAATTTTTACGCCCTCTTCGGACTTGTACGCGACTTATTTGGACTACGGCCATTGTAAACACTCCATTATAGAGTATTTATGCCATTTATGCTAGGCGATAGTACTCTGATACCCGTGTACACCAGCGTTCTGTCCAATAATCAAAATCTGCAGATTCTAGAATAAACTCCTGATATTGCGGATCCGACCAAACTCCGGGTGTAATTTCTTCTGGCTTAACGCACATTAAAATAACACCTTTACGTATGTTAGTTCCGTGTACTTCGTTATGAGCCATGGCATATGCAGTTAACTGAATAAAGTAGTCGTCAATAAACTCACGCTTTTTAGGCTTGTTAGTTTGTTTAAAGTCTAGAATACTTTGCTCACCTTTGTGTATGCCCACGCAGTCTGTAGTGCCTGCATACAGTTCCGGAAAATATAAAGGTACTTCACTGCCCCATACTTCGTCAACATGAATCATGCCTTCTGCAATAACCTTCTTGGCCATTACTAGGCTTTGTTGTGCATAGGGATTAGTTACTGTGTCTTTTAAAGTTTCACCTTTAATATAGTTTTCCAAGTAGGTGTGCATCCTAGTACCACGATTAGCCGCTTCAGTGGTAATCTGTTGCGCCTTAGCTTCACCTACAGCTTTACGCCAGTTTGCTAGTGCAATACGGCTTTCTGCTGGTTTTGTTTTGTCTAGGATTGTGGTTACTGACGGAACCTTGTGTCCATCGGGCGTTGCATATAAACGCTTGCCCGATGATTCATCTCTAGTCAGTTTGGTATAGGTATATCGTTCTTGTAATAATGTCATATGCTATAATAACATCTAGAACTAAGGGTGTCAACCCCTGGCTTTCCTCAAAGCGTGTTTTGCCATTTGACTTACACCCGAACCATCTAACTTAGCATCACTTGGTGCTGTGTCAGTTTTGGTTACTTTGGTTTTTAGTTCTACACCGTTTTGGTCAAAGCGTTGAGTAAGGCCTTGTGTAAGTGGATCGCTATCATAGGCCTGTTTGAATGAGTCATATGTAAACTCTTCATCGCCAACATTTTGCATGTAACGATTTACCTCATCCCAGGTAAGAACGGCAGGGCGACCTTTTTGATCTGCCCTGCCGATGAGTTGCTTTAATACTAGATTAAGTTGATTAACTTCTTCTGTTACTTTTTTTTTGGTGCTAGTAAGGTTGCTAGTTTGCGACCATACTCTCGGCTTTCACGTGTCATACGACCAGCGGCTTCTTCACCACCTGCGGCTGTTGCATCTGCGGCAAACTCATCAGTTGGTTCGTCGCCCATTCCTTCGCCTGGCATAGCATCGTCTGGATTAGACATGTCTTCTTCGCCGCCGACTTCCATGCCTGGTTCTGCACCCATCATGTCGCCACCGTTTTCACCTGTTAGTAAGCCTACGCTTTGTGTAAGTGCCTGGCGTGATGATTCTAGTGCTGTGTAGATTGTGGCCAGTGAAGGTTTCACCACTGACTCAAATTCCATGGCTAAATCAGATCCCATTTCGTCTCTTATAGAGTCTACTAGTTCTAACATTGCTTCGGCCTGCATATTTGCTGTGTCTTCCATCCAGCCTGTAATGCGGTCAACCATGTCGCGAGCGGCCATGATTAATTCGGCTTTTTCTTCTTCGCCTTCTGTGATTACATCTTCTTTTAAGCCTGCCATTTTGGCACGGATCTCTGCCTTCTCTTGTAGCTCTTGAGGAATATCTTCAAATGCGATTAGGCCTTCTTCTACTTTGGCTAGTACTAATGATTCCATTTGTGTTAGCTGTGGAGCACTTGCTTCACGCTCTTCAATGGCTGTGTTTAGTACATCTAAGAACATTTTATTCTTAGTAAAGTTTTCGTTGTTGATAACTGCATCATAGTTAGATGCACTTTCAAACTGACTAACTTTTGTTCGTAGCTTGTTGCGGGCGTCGAGCATTTGCTCTAGCGTAAAGCTGTCTAAGTTTAGCTTCTGGCCAAACATCTGAGCCGCGCTTTCATTCAAAGCCTTTGCTGTAGGTTTTTGGTGAAATTCTGTAATTCGCATATTAGTTCTTCCTAAATGGTATTGTTAAGTTTATTTATCTCAGCGATGCATAGAAGATGCCGTCTATTCGGCTCTTGGCATCCTTGACTTGCTCTGTGACTAGTTCCCAGCGCCAAAGTGCTGTGTCTTTAGTAACATAATCTTTGCTTACTTTCATGGTGTTTTTGTAAAATACTGAATCCATATAGTTTTTTTGAAAACGTTTATCTTCTTTTTCAATGTCATCAATTCGGGTAGACCACTTCTTATCGTGCAGTTTTGCTATGGCAAATGCTGATACTTTTAAGTAGGTTGTTGCTATTAGTATTTTACGGGGCATTTGGAATACATTCCACATGTCATCAGGACCTCTGACGATCATGTAGTTTTTATATTTGGTAGATCGGGCATTGATGGGAACAAACATGCCACTTCTCACAGCCATGTCATATATCTGTGCTTCTAACTTTTCTGAGTCCATTATTTTATGTGTTTGGGTAGATATAGGTTTCATTATTGTTGCCCTGTACTTTAATTACAAGACTTTTCCTGATTAGGCTCTCGATTATGAAACGCTCGTGTTCTTCAAATGTTTTCATAGACACTAACCCCTTGAGAGTTTCTAGGATAGCACGTTCTTCGCGGCTAGTCCAAGTATCAAGGCTTCTAACAAGTTCGTTTAGTTTCATTATAGTTGTGTTAGTTGTCTGCGTAGATCAGTTAACTGTTTAGTTACAGCGGTAATCTGATCTTGAATAGCTTTACGCTGTTCTAGGCGTTGCTTTTGTTGTTGTGCCATCATAGCACTTTGTATTTTTGGGTCATTAGATGTTGCTGGCATAGCCGCTGCCATACCCGCGGCAGTTTGTAAAGCGCCTGTTCCTGCTTTACCTATTGCGCCGCCTACAGCTTGAGCACCTTTTGCCAGTGCGCCGCCTACCGCAGAGCCTACTCTTGCCGCTCCGGCGGCAACTGCTGGCAGAAACTCATTTAGTTGTTTATCATCTTCGTTTACTATGTCTTGTAATCTCATTGTCTGCCCTCAATACTTAAATCTTTATCTACGATGTTATTCATATGATCCTGTAGTCTTTCAATCCATTTTTTGTTACGTAGCATTTTGTATACTAGATTCTCTGTGCTAAACTCACTTGCGGCACTTTCTAATCCTGACTTACGCATACGTTTGATGTCATCCCACATGTGTTTAGCAATGTCATGATCATCTTGTTTTAAGACTAACTTTACTCTATCTCTGTAGTTAGTGTATTTACGCTGTACGTCTTCACTGTCTACGTCTATATCGGTTCGTTCTGCTTGTGATACCCACTCGTCATTTAATACACTATAGATTCCTACGCTGTGATGATCTTGTCCCACATCTTGTGCATATAGTTCTACAGGTATATCCCTAACTGTAATGTCATGTCGAGCATTGTAGTCATTCTTCTTGGCATCGAGCAACTGCTTGTATTCTTCAGTATCAGGCACTTGCACTATAATGTGTAGATCTATATCACTGTGACTTGTATAGCTATAAGCCGCATTACTACCACTGATAGTAATGTCAACTACATCTAGTTCAACGCCAATGAACTCTTCAAAGTGTTTGGCTATCTTAAGTAGGCCTTGTCTAATCTCTGGAATCAGTTGTTGGTTGGCAAATAGTTTGGGATTTAGTTCGTCGTGAAACTGCACAGCATGGTCAATGCTGAACTCGCGTACAATATCAGTAAACTCTTTTATAAGCATACTGTATTTAGCGTGTTAAAAGGCCTGCGGAGTTTTTAAAGTCCTAGGAACTTTAGGACGTGTGGAAAACTAGTTGCGTTTAACCATCCAGTACCTGCGGCAAATGCCAGTGCTACCATAGCATACATTGTGTATTTGTTTTTGAGCTTTTCTATTTCGCCAATACGTCCTGCAAGTTTGCTGTGTGCTTCTTGATCTTCTGCGTGTAGCTTATCTGCATGTTCAAAATACTTGCCGCTGTTGGCACGATATTCTTCCTGCATTTTTTCTAGTTTGTCTGCTAGTAGGTCGCGTGTGTTGTCTAGACAGTCGTGCATTTCCTTAACATCTGCTTTAAGGTCGCTGATCTGTTCTTTGATCGATTCTACTTTAGTTTCAACTATGCCTACTCGCTCGGGTAATGCTGATAGTTGAGATACTGCTTCTGTATCTACTCGCGGTTTTTTTGCTGTTGCTGTGGCCATCTTAGGCTCGTCTCCAATAAGTTAAGTTCGCTCAGAACTGTGTATATTACTGTGGCCTAGTGATGTGTGATTGATAGTTGCCTATGCTAGTATTTAGTCATTCCAAGTAAACTATGGTGTTTCGGTATTGACCGGCTTGTGTGTCAAACATAGAGATAGCCAGTTCTGCAGTTTCTGTTAGGCCCACTATCATAGGTACAAAATGTAAGTCTTCAACTAGCAGGCCTTCTTCACGGCCTAATGCATCTGTAAAGCCGCCGTCGTATTCTATTTCAAAGTTGAAAGTCCATACTCTGTGAGTATTCTTATAGGCATGGCCAAACTGATAGTCTTTTAGATTAACTTCATCTACTTGTGGACTAAGTCTATATAACGGATTGACACGTAGTCCTATTACCTGCAATAACATTTGAAAGTTTTGTTGCTGTTGCCACTCAAGCTCGCGTCCAGGTTCTTTTCTGTATTGTTTGGTTTCAGTGACGTCAAGTAATGTTAGTATAGAGAATCTTTGCATGACAGTATTTAACAGTCGTAAAAAAGCCCACTATAAAAGTGGGCTTAGTCTTCCCATCCCAGGGTAAGTCGATTATAGAGCTGGTGCAAATACTGCAATGATATCGATAGTTGGTGTACCTGTTAGGGCTTCAACTGTACCATCTGTAAAGTCACCTGTGCCTTGCAAGCGTAGGAATACAACGTCTGTAGTTCCGCTAACAAAAGCTGAACCGTCTGCTGTACCAAAACCTGCTACTGTAAAAGCAGAGTCACCAGTACCGCCAGCACCGTGTGCTGTAGTAAAATAATCAACATAAGCATTAAGCTCTGTGTGAGTCATGTTTGTCTTGCTGATTTTAACGATAAGTGTACGACCTGCGTCACTTGTTGCATTGCTAAACTTTTTCCAGTTTACAATGTTTGCTGAGTCCATTTGTGCCATAATATTATCTCCTCGTTTATGGTTTTTAGACCACCCTCTGTGGTCCTTGTAATATTATTTAGCCAAAGACTAAAATTATTCTTCTAATGGGGGAGTTTTACGGCTTTCTTGTATTTTGAGTACGCCACGCTTAAACTTACGTGCATCTGCTGTACGGATAGCATTTAGGAAACGGCGCTCTAGTTCGGCGCTTTCTTCTTCGTTAAACTGCTGTTTAATCAAAGCCATAAGATTGATTGCGCTCTCTATGATATTGGCACCACGGTTTTCTATCAATAGCTCAGTGTTACGGCTATTGCCTAAACTATTGAGTTCCTCTAAGATAGAGCGTGTTCTTCTTTTCATATTAGTGTTTCCTGTAGTATTATTTACCCTAAGTGTATTATACAACATAGTTTGGTTAAAGTCAAATCTGTTGACTTTTTGTGCGGTCGCACATATACTAGACTAAATACATCAGTAGAAACCATGAGTCTCTACACACACTTACAGAGGACTAAAATGAAATATCTATCAGAAAAGATGCAGACTATCCTAGAACGTTTAAGCGAAATGTTCCCAGGATCTAGCTATCAATCAAGTCTAGATCACTATCTAGCAGACAAAGGCATTACCGATGCCGCACAGTTGGAAAACTACATCCGACAATTCAATTCTCAAAAGGAATCTTATCTATGAAAAACTTTTTAAACGCACTTTACGAAATCAGTATAAGCATTGGTCAAGCTCGTGCCGCGGCCGCATTGGCTCGCTCAGGCATGTACAACGAAGCCAAAGCGTTAATGCTATCTAAGTAAATATTGCGCCGCAAGGTGTAATAAATAACACACACAGAAGGAGTAGCAATGACTACAAAGTTTTCACACGTCAAAGGATCTGAAGTAGAGTTTAAGGGTGGCGGACTTCGCGACTTTTTTCTATACAAGGATCTCGGAGTAGCAGATGCAACTAACGGGCGTGTCCTAGCACACATTACCAAAGCCAATTTACCCCCAGAGAATTCGGGAGGCACAGGCTGGCATATTCACGTGGCAGAGTTCCAAATCGTTTACATGCTAAAGGGTTGGGCCAAGTTCATGTACGAAGATAAAATACACCTAGTCGAAGCAGGCGATTGCGTACAGCAACGTCCTGGCATTGTACACTATTTGTACGACTACAGCCCGGACATGGAGTATTTGGAAATCATAACTCCAGCAGACTACGGAACAGTGCCGGCTGAAGGTCCTTGCGATATACCCAATCCCACACCTTGGGAGTAAGCTATGACCCTAGTTTACATACATGGCGCCAGTGCCACTAGCGAAAGCTTCAACTATGTTAGAAGTAAGTTGGGCAAGGGTGTTGACATCAACTACGACAGTCGAAATGGTTTTGAAAACAACCTAAAAGACATGCAGTCAACTTTGAGTAACTACACTGACATAGTGTTCATTGCCCATAGCTTGGGCGGCATCTACAGTTTACACTTAGCCAATACAATGCCCATGAGTGTAAAGGGTGCTGTAACCCTAAGCACTCCATATGGTGGTGCTGAAGTAGCAGACTATGCTCAATACTTCTTGCCATTCAGCAGACTGATGCGTGACATCGGTCCTAGTTCGTGGGTTATGAAGCAGGCAAGAAATATCAAAATACAGCATCCTTGGACTAACATTGTTACTGTAAAGGGACAAAGTGCGTTTATGCATGAGCCTAACGATGGTGTAGTTACTATCGCTAGTCAAAAGCATCACGAGGATATGGAACTAGTAGAAGTGGACTATAATCACTATGAGGTTGTTCTAGCTGAGCCAGTGATTAAAATCATTAAAGAACGAGTAAAAAAGTTCGGAAAGTAGTTGCTTTTATTCGTAAAAGCATATATAATAGTAACATAGAGAAAAAGAAGTATCTATGTTAATACAGACATTACACACAGGAGATTATTATGTCATTCGAAACACCAAAACTACCAGAAGTTAAATTCAACAAAAACGGATACGAAATCCGTGCAGACATCCTAGCATTAGCTAAAGATGCTGTCCAAGCAGAGTACAGCTACAAGTTCCAAGGTTGGGAAATGTCAACTGCCAAAGATGAAAAGACTGGCAAGTTGATTACTACAGTAGGTATGCCAGAGTTTCCAGGAATCGATAAGGTTCTAGAAGCGGCTGAGAAAATGTACGGCTTTGTTAATCAAAGCACAAAGAAATAATATAAAATAATAATACGGGCATAGCCTATACTATAAAAGAAAAGCACCTTCGGGTGCTTTTTCTTTGGCCCTATGTAAACTTATTTGCGGGCTAAGGCGTTGTATATATAGCAGATGAATTTCTGCCTTAACCTAAGGAAATATTATGAAAGCACTTATCGCAACTATCGTATCAGCATTTGCATTGACAGCATTTGCCGCAGAGCCAGCCAAGGCCCCTGCAACTCCAGCACCTGCCGCATCAGCGCCAGCTAAGGCAGAAGTTAAGAAGGACGAAAAGAAGCCTGCAAAAAGCGAACCTGCTAAGAAAGAGCCAGCTAAAACAGACGCCAAAGCCGCTACACCAGCCGCTAAGTAAACTCGACCTAGAAGACAGTGATCTCATTGTTGATGATGAGATCACATTTGGTCGTAATCTAAAGGCTCGCGATTTTGGTAGGGTTATCGAAGATGACTTATCAGACTATGTAAAGTTTAGATTATGGCTAGCTAGACAACTAGCTATGAGAGCATATGATAAAGCCCACGCATAAGTGGGCTTTTTCTTTGAACAACGTCTTTGTAAAATTAGTTACACCAACTTTGTTTAGCGTCACCGTAGTATTCACGAGCCAAGCCGTTAGTAATAAGTCCTTGACGAATGCTTTGTCCGTTTACCAGGATATCTCCCAATATACGGCCACCAAACTTATCCCATCCGTAGATAATAACTTGATGCTTTGGGTGGGATTGTAAGGCTTGAGTTGTAAATTTACTCGCCAGTTGCGCCCGCTGGTCTTCTTGTGGACATTGAGCTCTGTGTCCTTTTTCCGGTGTGTCGACTCCGTAGATTCTAACAGCAAGTTCGGGCTTGAGCGGTAGTGGTAGAAAGGGGGCGGCGATTACAATAGTATCGCCATCACTCACTCTAATAACTTGTGCATCGTATGTTGCTGATTTTGCAGGCATCTTGCCTTGTGCAAATGTCAGTACTGGTACTGCTAATAATAGTAATAAAAACTTCTTCATTTGGTATCCTTAATCTAAGTACTTTATTTATTGCCATGCGACCATTTTAAACCGCTCACGAGGTATGCCAAAATAGTCGCACTTCCAGTGACTTTGTGCAAAGAAGTCTAAATGATGCCACTCGTCTTTATGTGCTAGTATTTGCTTGGCGGCATGCTTCCAATCAATGGCTAAGAGCACAGGTTCTACAGTAGCTTTTATTTCTGCTACTTCTTCATAGATAAAGCTATCCCATTCCCAGTGTAGAACTTCAAAGGCGTTGCCCTCACGATCAGCATAGTCCATAGAGAAGTCCAAGCCCCACTTGGGACGTAGTGCTATGATCTTGTTGACTAGGGGTAGTGTCTTTGCCCAATGATTAAGTTCTATTAGAGCTTGCCCTGTGTAGCCCTTACGTTCAAATAAGAGACTGTGGTTAAGGTGTGCGCCCTCTATTGCGGGCAGGTGTGTAAACCAATCTTGTTTAAGAGCTCGAAGATGTTCTCTATGCTTTTTGGGCTTGATTCTATTGCCGTAGGCAAAGTGTTGTTCTAGTTGGGTAAGATCGTAACCGTTCTGATCAAATAGATCTAGGTCTTCTACTGTGGGTTGATAAAGCAGTTTTTCTATGGGCTTGTCCCAATAACCGTTTGAATCAAACTTATTATCACTGATTGATAACATGTTACTGTAGTTTTAGCCCATTATGATTGCGGCTACAAAGGCATCTTCTTGTGATATGGCGCTGATGTTTAATCGAGCCTGTGCCTGTTGCTCTGTAGTTATTGTTTGTGAAAGATAACTCACTGCCGAAGTTGCTCCACTAGTTACCCACGATAAGTTACCTGATGAGTCTGTTTGAAGTAGTTGTCCGTTAGTTCCGCCTGTTGGGAACGACTGTAGTGTTACTATTGATTCTACACTTGCTACGGATTTTTTAAGGTATATTCGGCCGTCATAGGTGTTTAAGGCTAGTTCACCTAGTGCTAAGTCACCTGTTGCTGGTACTCTACCCGCAACTGCGCTTCGTTTTAACTTAACGACGTTTGCCGTTGTAGCCATGTGGCATCCCTTTATAATCCGCTATATAGCGAGGTTTTTACAAGAGTATATACTCTCACTGTATTTATTGTTTTAGGGGGATTAGGTGTTACCCGATGATTACTGAAGACACAATCCCACTAGAAGCACCGTGTCCGGCAACTAATGAAATATATGGAGCAATCATACCGCCACCGCCGGTTGCAGGATCAGCAATAGTTGTAGTGTAAGTTGTGCCACTGATCACAAATGAGATTGGTGTTCCGGGAGTCAGTGAGCTATAAACTGCCCAAAGGGCGGCTGCGTTGGTACTGTCATTAACTTGAAGGTTATTACCTGACAAGTATACACCTTGACCGTATACTAGAGGCCAACCTGTGTAAGTTATAGAACTAGGAGGAACAAACCCATTCAAGGTTACCCCAGCATTGATGGTCATTCCTGGTCCGATAGTTAAAGCCATTAGTATGTACCGCCGTCTAAATCAGCCCAAACAGGTAATCCTTCTTGTAACTGTAGAGTTTGTCCATTTGTGCCGGCTGTTAACTTGCTCAGTGTGTTTGAGGCACTTGCGTATAGTAAGTCACCCTTTGCATAACTACTCTGACCAGTACCACCGTAGGCATAAGTGATCACGTTAGCTTGCCAAGTACCAGTTCCGACAGTGCCAAGTGTAGTGATTGTGTTTTGACCAACATATGTGCTGGCAATGTCAACCGCATTAGCAGTTACACTAATCCTATCAGCTGTACCAACTACATCCAATACACCATTTGTGTAAGTTAAACCGTTACCAGCTACTGTACTTGCTAGTTGTACATTATCCCCGGATATTTCAATACCGTTAGCAACGTTTACATCTAGTGTGTTACCAGTCTTGCTTAATCCCTGACCTGCTGTAATCTGTCCTGCACCACTGAACTGTACGAATGATAACGCTGTAGTTCCAACAGTAATAGCACCGTCAGTTGTTAATACAAATCCGCTGTCAGCGTTTGTTGTGCCTTCTTCAACGAAGGTAAACATTCCGCTAGTAACTTCTACTCCCGGAGTATTATCACAATCTTCTGCACGAGTCCATGCACCACTTGCAACAACGTAAATACCGTTGTCTTCACCTGTTGTTTGATTCTTGACTAACACACGATTGCCAACTGCAAGCGCCACACCGTCAATAGTTTGTGTATTGCTCAGTGTAATGTTAGCAGTGGTTGCCGCACGTACAGATGCTTTGACATCCAATCCTGAACGAGTAGCATCAACATAGGCCTTAGTTGCCGCGTCTTGTGCGCTAGTTGGATCTGTAAGATTAGTTATTTTTCCTGATACTGACAAGTTCCCGTCAGTACCAAATGTCCATGTCTTTGAGTTGCCAGCATCGATTACAACGTTACCAGCAGTAGAGCCGGTAATACTGTCAATGCCAACTAGGCTAGTGTCTAGTTCAACTACACCACTAGTGACTGCAAAGTTAGTACTGAACTGAGCAATACCTTTGTTACTAGTACTTGCATCTTCACCAGCAACTGTTATAGTAGTGCCAGAGTGTGTTACATCAATGCCTTCACCGCCTAGTATGCTGATAGCATTACTAGCAACAGTTAATGCACCACTGTCAGTAGTAACTGACTGTACAACATTTGTTTTTAGTGCAACGTCACCGCTAGTAACTACAAATCCACTGGTATTAAATGTTGCAACACCTTTTACGCTTGATGTAGCTGTGGCTACGCTGATTGCCACTTGGTTATCTGTTACTGCTGTGCTGATTGCTCCGCTACCAGTGATAGTTAATGTATCACTACCTAACGCAACTCCGTCAGTTCCTGTGTTGCCAGCAATATTAAGCGTGGTGCTTATAGATGCTGTTGTTACTGCTGTAATTAAGCCCTTACCATTAACAGTAATAACTGGTATTGCTGTTGAACTACCAAATGATCCAGTGTTTGTGTTTACTGTGTCTAGGGTAACTGTAATAGTTGTGTCACCCAAGTTGGTCATTGTGGCAAAACCGTCCGCATCGCCAGCAATGGTAATAACAGGATCACTTACATTAAAGTCTAACTTACCATTTGTGTCATCATAAGTTACGCTAATACCGCTTTCAGTATTAGAGTCAATCATTCCGCCTACGATGTCTTGTATTCTTTCTGTTTTTAATGTAACTGCACCAGTGGTAACTGTAAAGTCTGTTACATCAAAGCTGGCAATACCTTTGTTAGTATCTGTTGCATCTTCGCCGGATACTGTTACTGTACCTGCTGTATCGTCATAAGTTACATCAATGCCTTCGCCGGCTACTACTTGTCCACCTGTTGCGTCTTGAATGTACTCAAGTAACGAAGTACTAGCATCAGTATAGATGTTACTGATAATGGACTTACCAGTACCATTTGGAGTAACTGTGATATTACCGTTTGTATCTGTAGATGTAATGGCATTGCCGTCAATGCTGATATTGTCTACAGTTAATGCTGTGAATGAGCCGGTACTAGGTGTAACGTTACCAATAGGTGTATTATTAATACTAGTAAAACTGGCGGCTCCGGCGCTGATAGTGCCGCTTACAAATAATGCGCCACCAACACCAACACCACCAGTTACAACCAATGCACCAGTACTGGTGCTTGTGCTGACTTTACTAGAAGTTAATAATACGCTGCCAGTACCGTTAGGAGCAAGTGTTAAGTCTCCATTGACATCTGTAGTGATTATACTGTTGCCATTAAATGACAAGTTATCAACTAATAGTTCGTCTAGCTTTTTATTAGCATCAACAACTAACGCTGAACTGGCTGTTAGTAAGCCACGTTCGTGATCTAGTAGATCTGTAAAATACTTACCACCAATAACAATAACGTCATTGGCATTACCAGTGCCGCCGTTGACACCGTTTGCTCCGATGAATAACCTGTCACCACCGTTGCTAGTAGGGTTGCCGCTGGCAGTTAAGTAGCTGTAGGCTAACTCACCTAGTTTTAACGATGCTGGTGCACCTGAGGTACCTGATCGTTTAATCTTTATAATATTTGATTCAATAGCCATTTAACCGCTCCGTATTTTAGAAAAACCCACCGTCCATCTCATTGGATCTTAAATTCTGTATTGTATCCCAACGTTCACTGCTGGCGTTATAAATCAACAATGCACCATCATCTAGTGCCGCGCCACCAGCCGTTGAGTTAACATCTGGGATATCCACTACTGTATTTATTCCAGCCCCTTTACTTACGCTGATCGAGCCAAACTCGTCAATATTGACGTTTGTACCTGCTTTTACCACACCCAAAGTGCTGGTAGTTGCTACGGGAACGCTGACAGTGCCGTCAACTGCAACATTGATATTATCGCCAACAATAACACCACCGAGAGTGGTAGTTGTAGCAGGAGTCAGTGAGTATTGTTCAATACTAGACCACTCTACATCGTAATCTGTGGTTGTTGCTTTTACTAAGACCTGCCCAGGTACTCCACCTTCAGGGAGGGGAGTTAGATCTACTGGCAGACCGGTTGCTGGGCTAGTTGCGTTAACAGTTCCTGAAACAACTAGATCAATCGGAGCTCCGTCGTTAGTGATAGATAATTTGTTAGTTTCAGTGTCAACACTAAATCTAACGCCACTGACATATAAGCTACCTGGACCAACATATATGTCTTTCCATTGCTTTTCTACTGTACCCAGTGAGTAGACATTATCTACAGAGGGAATAATATTTCGATTAACTGCACCTAAATCAACAGTACTAGTGATAAAAGTATTAATAGCAGTACTGATGCCGCCAAGTTCTGCGGCAAAATCTACAAAGTTACCGTTGATCTTGCGAAAGGCTTCGCGAACAGTATCGCCATCTCTAGCGTTGGGTGTACCAAGATTAATTGTTTCGATTGTCACTTTCTGCTCCTGCTATGCTCTTTTCAATATTTATCGTTATCTTATATATGCTCCTGCCAAGTAACTACGCCCACAGCATCATCATTGTTGGTAGTAGCAATAGCAGCCAAACACCATATGTCCGATACGCCTGCAATAGTGCGGCCTATCTGTTGACTAAAGTCTACTTCATTTGAAGTAATAGCGGCTGATCCACCTTTGTTAGATCCTACAAAGATACCTTGATCGATTACAGTTCCACCTGACAATGCCGTGGAGGCAAGGTCATACTCTACCGAACTGTCTGATCCAGAACTAGTCCAACTAGCATCAGTCAATGTTGGGTTTATGATTATGCGATAGACAAACGCGGCCTGTTGTAGGCCATACACATCAAACTTAACAGGGACCACAACCGATTCGAGATTGGCTGCTTTGAGCCTAATACATACTAGAGGTCTATACACAGTATCGCTGATATTTTTACCTGTTAGACTGGTTCCAATACTGCGGGTAACGCTACGATTCATGTAGCCACCTTCGGATATCACAGTGGAGCAGATAGCTCGCATGGTGCCTGCGGCTCCTGTACTGGTCAGTTCATATCTAACGGGCAATGTGGCAGTGGTCATGTAAACTCTGTCAAAGCCAACTCGATTAGCGTGATGGAAGGTGTGACA